AGGATAAGCCGAGATAGCGGACGAAGTGCTGAATGTCCGAAAATTTCCGTCAATATTGGTGCTCATTCTATTTTATCCTTGGTTTAGAGTTTGGAAATACCACGGGCAAGAGCCTCGCTGTACTCCTTGGGGTTGGAAAGCATCACGGCCTTCATGGCCTTGAGCTTTGAAGTTCCGTAGTCGGGGTGAGCCGACACAAGGGCTTCAAAATTCTTCGGCTCTTCCTTTTTGGCAGGAGCCTCTTCGACAACTGGGGAAGCGGGGATGGGCTTAATGCCGAACTCGGTGAGAACTTTCTTCACTACCTCGGACATATCAACGCTCTCCTCTTTTTCGTCCTCTTTTTCGATGACGATCTTGGGGGCTTCCTCGGCTTTAACTTCTTCTTTGGGTTTCATCGCCTCTTCCAAGGCGGCGAGACGAACCTTAATTTCGTCCATATCTTTCTTATAATCGCTGTTTTCCATTGTGTTTTCTCCTTTTGTCAAATTTTCACCCTCTACTTGCGCTTCGGGCAAATCCTCTGGAATTGGCTTCCCGCCAGCCATATAGCCCATTTTGATTGTTCCGCCCGAACACTTGGTTTGGGTTTCGGCAAATTTCTGCATGAACTTAACCATTTCCTCAAAAAGTCCGTTGGTTGCCGCAGGGCTACTTACAAGGTCGGCGGAAGCGATGGATTGGGGTCGGATGTAGTCTTTGCCATCAATGGTTTCGGACTCATTCACAAAAGCCAAGGAAACGCCGAACTGGTCTGGAGCCTCTGCGGCCATCTCTTTGATGAGGCCATAATGCGGGGAGTTGCGGAGAAGGCGAAGGTCGGCAACTAGCTTGTCGCCTTCGATGCGGGGGTTGCGAGCCAAGGCGCAAACGCTCGATAATCCAGTTCCGTGATCCACCTTCACCTTAATGCCATTGGGAGCCTTTTTCATAATGGCAAGGGCTTTCTCTAGGCTCACCTTATCCACGAATAGGTCATGCCCCTTAGCTTCCCCTACCTCAAGAATTGAAACCCCGCCCAATTCTAGTTCCTCCATTTCCTGATCTTCGTCCCGGTAGGTGCGATAGGCAACCGCCGCCCTCTGTGGAACTTCTGGAAAATCCTTAATGGCCTGTTCGTTCCCCATAAAACGAGAAACAAAATCCTCTTCCGATTCATCTGCTCTGGGCGTAGGTAGGGGCATAAATTCCTTTTTTATGTCAAAGAAGGTCGCCATCGGCCTTGCGGTAGGATTCCTTGACCTCTCCACCGCCAGCCATCTTGAGGAACTTATTGACCCTAGCCATCGCCCAAGCATTGCGGGAGTTGGGCTTCCCGCCTGTGATAGTAGGGCGGAAGCTGGTTGAGAATGCCCCCGCTCCCCTTCTAAATACTTTCTTTAGCGTCCCAAGGCTGGGGGCATTTTTCTTGGGGTGATCCTTTTTGAACTGGGCAATCTTGTCTTTCAATGCCTGTTCGTTGGCTTCTGAAATCTCAATATCCCCAGCCTTTGATCTTGTTGCCGCTGTGCCTTCGGGGTTTTCCTTGGAACCCTTGATTCTCTCTTTGGGCGGTGCGGGAGTTTGTGCCGCAGACTTTGGGCCGGGTCTTGCTAGTTCTGAAAACTCCTCATCCCTTGCGTTCATCTGCCGAACCACTTTTCTTGCCCACGCATACCCAGCATCCCCTCCCCATCCGTTCCACGCTTGCCAGCCCTTGCCTTGCTCATCCCAAGTTGCGCCTTTTTTATCGACTTCATGGCGATCGAAGAAGGCTTTCATTCTGCGGACGGTATCGGGGGAGAGTTTTACCCCATTCATCAAATCCCTTGCTCTAGCGATGCCCACGGGGGTCATTCCCCTTTGACTGGCTGGTTTGCCTTCCCTTACATCTAACGCTCTTTTTGCGGCCTCTCTGGCTCCTTGTGGGGGTGTGAAATCAATCCCGTCATATTTTCCCAACTCAATCCCGCCCATCATTCCCTCGATGAGCATTTTCAACTCATCGGCATCTAGTGATTCAAGAACTTTTTTTTTATCCTCTGGTTGTTCTAGTCCTTGGGCGGTTGCAATCTTTTCCTCTTTGGTCGTGGGGATAATCTGGCCTTCCTTTGCCCCGGCCATGATTGATCTTGCCTGTTCCTCGGAAATGGTCGGGAAGGCGGCAGTGATGACAGAAATTGCCCCATCCCTTGTAAGCGCACCAGCGGCCACCGCATTGATGATGTTGATGAGACTTGCGACTTGCGCTCCGTTGAGGGAAATATCTTGAATGGCCTGATCTCCCCCGCCTTGACCTTCCTGTGCTTGTCCCGCCTTCTGTACGGCTTGCTGGGCATAGACAAGGCTTTCCACAACATCGGAAATTGCAACGGCGGGAACTTCATATTCATTTGCGAGGTCTTTGATAAGCCTCGCCTCTTGCGCTCTTTGCCTCATCGCCCCCTCAAAATCCAGCCCTCTTTCAGCATAAATATCTGCCGCCGTCCGCAGTCCTGTCTTAAATTCTGCGATAGCGGCTTGGCTATCCCGCCCAAGGTCTATGGAGACATTTGCACCGAAATTGAAAATGCCTTTTGTGCTTTGTCCGCCAACCCTGTTTTCAATCAATCCCCTTGCGATTCCATCTGCAATTACAACATTCTTTAGGGGCTTGAGAACCTTATCCTCCAAAAGTTTTTGGTAGCGGCGGAAAGTTCTTCCCGCTTGTTGCATCTCAAGCCGTGCGGTCGGGCCAGACATGGCCGAGGGGTCAACGGCAAAGGAATAAGGGATGCCTAGCCCCATGCAGATATTCCGAAGAAGAATCTTGTGAAACTCTGCAAAGGCTCCGCTGGGTCTGGTCGGGCCGTCAGGGAAAACAATATCCTCTCCCGGCTCCAAGTATGAAACTTTGCCAGCCTCTACGCTCTCAAGCTTTATCGCTTGATTGTCGAAGTTCTCATCGGATGTAAGCGTGGAAAGGTCGGCGGGATTGTTGTTGTTTCTGCGGACAATGGCCGCTTGCATTGAGGCATATTTAGCCGCCATCTTCTCGCTATTTTCAATTTCCCTAATATCCTGCTGGTCATTGATGGCGGTATGAAAAGCTGTGATCCCCCTATATTGGTCAATCCGAAGAGGGTCAAAAAGATGGAAGGCTTGGCTTGCGGCAATGGTCGCTTGGTAGGTGTAAAAGTCGCCGATGCTTCTATTGTAAATATCGTAAGCCGTGGGTGCGCCTGTGTTTCGGTCAATATGAATCCCGCCGATAAGCTCAAGGCTTGTGTAAGTTTTATAAGGATCGCCGACTCTATCTGCCTCGATCCCCTGCAATTTCAAATCCCCATCTTGCCTAACAAGTGCAAAAAGGAAGTCGCCATCTCTCAACATGGACATAATGGCAACTTGAAGAAGCGTTGAGCCTGAGTGCCGTCCGCTTAAATCACAAGCATCAAACCAGTTTGCCCAATAAGCCTCGATCTCGGAGTTGGCTTGTCTATTCTCCGTTCTTGCTTGGTAGGAAACATTGGCGGCCACGTGGCTCGCAAACTTCATAAGGAGCGAGCGAACAAGGCCAACATTCTCGGCCAAGTCCCTTGCCCTTTTCATCAGCTCTACCCGATCATAATTGGAGCGATAATCTTCAGCCCCGGAAAGCTGGCTCGGCCCCCTGCGCTCCCTTGAATATTTTACGGCATCATATTCAAAGTTCTTTATTTTTTGACGGGCAACCAAGCGATCCACTGCCCCCTTTGGGTTGAAAAAGGCAACTGCCTTATCAACCAAATTTAATTCAGCTTTTTGTTTCACGGGCCGAACTTTGCGTATGTGTTGATGACCTTGGTTCCGTTGGCAAGGTTGATGGCGTAGCTAAGTTCCTCAAGGGTGTTGCGAACTTCGGTTAAATTGGCTCGGCTGAAAGACCTTCCCCCTATGCTATAACTCACCCCTGCCACCGCTATTGCCTCAAGACAGGAAACATACTTATCCCGCAAGGAAGTTAGGGTAGCAACAGGAAGCCCAACAAATGAACCCTGCGCCATAAAAATCCCCCCTTATGTCAAAATTATTCTGCAATTTCTTCTTGCTCAAGGTCGCTTGCCACAACCCTAAGTTTCCCGTGTAAGGCCGCCCCTACAATATTCATGCACTCCGCATCCATTAAGTGATTGTTTTTACCCACTTGCTTCCAAACCATTCGCTCCCTGCCTGTAAGTGGATTCTTAACCTTCACCTTGGCCTCGCTGTTTATATGGTCGAAATACACTAGGGGCGTATCCTCGGCCACCCATCCCTCTGTTTTTAGGAAGTTTGCCAAAATGTCTTTAATGGCTGGGTTCGACCATCTCCAAACAGGACAGAGCTTCCACTTCCACCCAGCCCTCGACATGGTTTGTTTTCCGCTGAAGGGGTCGCCATTGGCAATTCTGGCGTAGGGGCGTTGAACCTTGGCATTGCCCACAATCTCCGAGAAGCTGGTCTTGTCGGAGCCAACAAGCGCAATCCAGCCGTTCTTACAACAATTCAAATAAACATCCCTAGTTTGATCCCCAGAATCACAAAAGACGGCGGCGGCTTTAACTGAAAACTCCTCGGCCTTGGCTTGGATGTCGCCCCAAGTCTCAAGCCTTCCCGCCCATACAAGCCTAGATTTTCCTTCTGTATCCCAAGCCCTAACGATAGCCCAAGCGTGGAAGCCCCCTGCCTCTTGGATGTCGCAACTCATTACAGGGAACTCGCCCATGCGAATCTCGCCCATCTTGTAGGCTCCGGGCTTTATCTCTACACGCTCT